GCGATAATCGCCTGGCGGTTATTCAGGCCGCAACGCCTCACGCCTCGCTGACACCGGGCGGCGTCGATCTAGTCATTCGTCAGTTGCAGGGAAATACCGACTATCTGGAGGCGCGGTCGAAGCTAGCGGCGGCTTACCCGGACAAGCAGGATTACCGCAGCTTCCAAGCGAAGATACAGAGCGACCTCGACCCGCGCGCATTTCAGTACAATCGCATGACATCGGATCAGAGGACGACGTATTGGAAGAACCTGGATCAGGCTGGCCGGGACGCGCTGAAGAAGGCGTACAAGTTCGCTGAGGACAATAAGTTTCTCTCCAATCCCTGATGGGCGATCTCTCGATATACGATCCGGTCTTTAAGGAAGCCGGTCTGGAATGGAACGTAGACCCGACGTTGCTGAAGGCGGTCGCGGCACAGGAGAGCGGCGGCAAATCGCAGGCGGTTTCCAAAGCAGGGGCTGCGGGGCTAATGGGGATCATGCCGGATACCGGGCGCGGTCTCGGGATGACGGACCTCAAAGACCCGGTGCAGTCGATCTGGGGCGGGGCAAAATACCTAGCGTCGGCGCTCGATGCCGAGGGCACGCCGCAGAAGGCTCTTCTCTACTACCACGGCGGCCCGGATTGGCGGCAACGGTTCGGGCCGGAGAGCGCGGCTTACGTGCCGAGCGTGGCGAAGCATTACCAGCAATTTGCCGGGCTTGGCGTGCCTACAGCGGGCGGCGCTGGACCGGCTGCGGCGGATGGTGCTCCGGGTGGAGCGACGCCGCCAGCGGCTACCGAAGGGGCGGGAAAGGTGGAGTCTGACGCCGACTTCCTGAAGCGAACCACCTCGGGGCAAGCCAAGCCTGCCGGAGAGAGTGACGCCGACTTCCTTAAGCGGACGACGCAGGGAGCGAAGTCCGAGACGCCGCCGGCCGCAGAACCTACGCCAGCGCCTACGCTGGACGAATACGGGCGGGCGGCTCCCGACATCAAACTGCCGCCGAGTTCCATTGCGCCGGGCACCGCCGCGGCAGCCGTAGCGCAGGGACCGAATGCGGCGTCCGTGCCGACGCAGGGGCCGCCTACACCAGCAGCCGACGTTATTACCGGGGTGCTCGGCCGGGTCGGTCAGGCGGCCGTCCAGGGCTTCCAGGGAACCCCTAATCTGCTGACGCCAGAGGCTCAGGCGTCGCTCGAGGCGCAAGGCCCGGTGGGGCGGTATATCTCCGGGCCGCTGATCAAAATCGGCAATCAGGTGCTCGGCGCGGCCGGGGCGGTTGGCGGGGCTGCAGGTCAGGCGCTGTACGAGGCCGGCAATGCCTTGGGTGGTCCGACGCTCGGGCGTGATTTCTACATGGGTGGGCAAGTTGCGCCGGTTGCCGGCATGGGTGCCGGCGTTCCGAACATGCTGGAGCCGCCAGCGAGTATTGCCCCCCGCTTCGTGCAGGAGCGTTTTGGTGAGCCGCCGCCGGGGCGATTGCCGCAGCTCCTCGGTGCCATTGACCGGGCAGACCAGCAGCCGATCCGCCAACCTGGCAACCTGCTGGACCAGAGCGCGCTGATACAGCCGCCGCCGCGGCCGATGGTGGGTGAAGGGGCGACGCAGAGTGTCGGTGCCGCTGCATCTCGCGAGGGTACGCCGCCGGGGCAGATTCAGATGACGCCGTCTGAGATGAAGGCGAACCGCCGCCAGGGTGAGATGGCGGAGATCAATGCACCAGCCCAACCGGGCGACACCAAGATTTACGTTGAAGGCTCGTTGCCTACGCTTGCGCAGCGCAGCGGCAATCCGACGATCTCTCAGCAAGAGAGCTTGTTGATGCAGCGCGCTCCCGATGCCTTTGGCGCTCGACTCGGTGATCAGAACGCGGCTCGGATCAAGGCATTTGAGAATGCTGCCCCTTCTGATACCAGGATCGATACGCTTACGAGAGAAAGGGCGGCGCTGGCAGCCAATGACTCGAAAGCGGTCCTTGAGAAATCAAAGCCGGCCGATTTGCAGCCTGCGGTCGCCCATATCGATGCCATCCTGAATGATCCGCGCATCCGAGAGAACCCGGATGTCGTCAAAACGATGGGTGCCTTGCGTGACAGCCTGTTCAATGCTGACGGCACATTAAAGACAGACCCGCAGGCGGTGTGGGGGATTCACGACCGGCTGATCAATCTAATGGCTAAGGCGAAAGACCCGCTTAATGCGACAGGGGCGGAAAAGTTCGCATTTAAGCAATTGGAGGACTTCAAGCCGATTATCGACGGTGTGATGAACACCGCGACCGATGGTCACTTTCAGACGTTCCTTGACCACTATGCCGACCTGTCTAAGCAGATTAACGCAGGGACGCTTCTCAATAAGTTCCGTCAGCTTGCTCTGACGAACAACAAGGGCGAGATACAGGGCAACCGTTTCCACAAGTTCGTCACCGATCTTGCTTACAGTCGCGGTAAGCCCGGCATTGATCCGGCAATGGATATCCCCGATGAGACGATGCAGACGCTCATCAACATCGACAACGACTTGAAGCGCGCCGGACAGATCGACCTTGGGAAAGCCCGAGGCTCGCCAACCAACCTGTTCGGCGTGCTGGCGGGAGACATGGGCCTGGGGGCAGCGCATCTTGGCATTGCAGCGATTAGTGGAGGCAATCCAACAGGCAACCTTTTGCTGCAGGGTGGCGTGAATGCCGTTAAGGGGCTGGCGGCGCGCGCTCGGCTGAACTCACTCACACGGAAGCATCTGGGACCGCCGCAAGGTGGCTATCAGCAGCCCGAGAATTACCTTCAGCCGCCGCCGTGAGCGGCCAGAAGATGTTGAAGGAAACTTAGGCAGACAGCCACAACGACGCCCATCCATGCCACTGAGAACACCCGCCAGCCGTCCCAGCCATACAATACATAATCCGTGACTGATGCGGCAGGCGGCGGCGGCGGGGATGGTTCAGGTTCCTGTCGTGATGGCGGCGTCCACTGCGGAGGCTCTGGGGCGGTCTCGGTAGGGGGTTCTACGGCCAGAAGGTCGGCCCATGTCATGTGACGTTTTCGCATGAAAGCCTCGGCCTGTAGCGCCGCCGCGGATCGCTCTCCGGCATAAGCGCTGCCAAGCATTCCAAGGATGGCGGCAAGGCGCTCCCGGTCAGCTTCGCTAAGGATTTCGTGCATCTGGCCCTCCTAGGCCCTCCGATGATTGGCGACGGCGCGGCTCGGTCGGAGGCCGAGAGTTCGGGAGCTACCCTAGCGCCGTCTGGCTACCATACCACACCTCGTTGCATGAAAGCCACATGAATGAGTGCCACCTACCCCACGCCCACTCTGGACCGCGCTACGTTGAACTTCGACCCGGTGGCCGACACCGATGCGGTGCGCAAGGGGTATGTCACCGCCGCCACGGGGGCCTATCTGCCGTTGGCTGGTGGGGTGGTCAGCGGTGCAGTGACGCACCAGGGCACCTCTGCGCTGAACGGCGCCACCACGGTCGGCACCGGCACCACTGCGGCCAACTTCAACGTTATTGGCCCGGCTGGCGCCTCGCGCGCGTTCCAGTTTATGACAGGCGGCAGCGCCAACGCTAACCGGCGCTGGCAGGAGAGCGCCAACGCGACCGCGGAGACCGGCGCTAACGCAGGTTCGAACCGCGACACGCTGGCGTATGACGACGCGGGGAACTTGCTTGGCACGGTGCTGCGGGCAACGCGGGCCACTGGTTCCTACACCTGGAACCCGAACCTGACATTCACCAATGCTGTCTATAATTTTCACGGCACTTCAACGGCTGTTCAGATAGACGGCACGGTTTCCCAGGCAGGCACGCATACCATGACCTCTGGTGTGGCCGCAGGGAGCGGTGGCCTCTCCCCGATGGGGATAAACTTCAACACGAACTTTACCGGCACGCTAGACACCGGAGTTGGCGCCCCGCACTTCAACTACTGGCAGGTCAACGACACGGTATTTGCCGCGCGTGCTCTGACGGCATCGGCGCAGCTTTCAATGGTCCACCACTACAATGCGGGAGCATCGGGAGACCGCTGGCAACTGGCGCTGACCTACAACAAGTCCGCTGCAGCGGCGGATGGCCTGACAACGTCGGCCATGAATATGTTTGTGGCTATGCAGTTCGATGCCACCGAAGGTATCGGGACAAACTCAAGGGCCTCGTGCGTGAACTTCGACTGCCGCGTCGGCGGGACTGGCGGCCACGTTGGACGTCTGCTCAACCAGGAGAACGACATTCGCCTGCTTGCCGGCAACACGGCGGACAGCAAAGGGAACATCGTCACAAACTGCGGAATCAATGACGCAGCTCATGGCACGTTCGAGGACTTCGCCTACGCGGCTTGCTCCAGCCCCACCATAGCACCAGGAACTGGCGGCAACAAAACCGTGTTTCAGCTATGCGCGGTTGGCACCGCGCTGCCATGGGACCCTACGCTGTCCGGCACGGCGATCATGGATGTTTACTATAATCGCGAAGCAAATCTCTCATTCGGCTGGAATCCGACCGTCTACAACGGCTTCAATCTGATCGGTTTGCACTTCACGAACCGTCTGCTTACAAGCACCGGCCTGGAGATCGATGGCGCCGGCCAGTTCCCGGTGCTCGGCCCGGCGGCGATCAGCCACAGCAGCACCGGCACCAAGATTAGCGTGCCGAACGTGCGGGCGGTCTCGGCGACAGTCGCGGCGGGCGGTTCGGGATACATCCTAAACGAATATCTCACTGATGCGATGGGCAATCTCTGGCAGGTTGCCTCGCGCACGGGTTCCGCGGTTGCCACGGTAACGCTGATCCAGACCCATTATGCGGCAGCGGCGCCGACCAACCCAGTGGCTACGCTCAGCGGCAACGGGACCGGCTGCACGCTCAATCTGACGACCGCAGCAACCGGCTCGCTCAATCTGTCGGATACCGGACAGAAGCTGGGCTTCTTCGGAGCGACCGCAGTAGTCAAGCCCACAGTGACCGGCTCTAAGGGCGCAAATGCCGCGCTGGCTTCGTTGCTTACCGCACTCGCTAACTTTGGCCTTCTGACTGACAGCTCGACATAGGATAATCCATATGAATGTCACCCTTTCGCCGGAAGAAGTTCAGTTTCTACTCAATGAGATCGCTGCCCGTGATCCCGTCATGCGGCTGCTGATGCAGAAGCAGGCGGAGGCTCAGTCGGCCGACAGGCAGCAGCCGGTGCCGATGCACGTCGTATCCGACGACGCAGCGTGATCGCTGGGAATGTTGATCCCCATGGCGAGCAGAGCTTCGAGAGCTATGGCGTGCGCGCTCTCCAGGGTCTTGGCGCACGCTATCTCCAACAGCGTGCCGACGAACTCGGCATTGATAGGTGGTCCCATGAGTAGGTTGCTCCTGGCTGCGGCTCTCATCGTAACACTGGCGGTCGGTCCAGCGACAGCGCAAACCGTTACGTCTACCCCGTCTAGGGTCCAGCTCATATTTTCCGGCAGCACCCTACAAGGGAACGGCGCCGACACGACAGAGGATGCGCTTGCTGCCTATACAGGCACGGTCAGTCTGGTGAACGTAGGTGATGCAATCCACTTTACCGGGCGCGGCGTCTCTGCCGGGACCACCGACACCAAGTCGATCCGTGTCAAACTAGGCGGCACGACGACCTGTACCGCCACCAACGGAGCGGCGTCGAATACGACGTGGCTGCTGGATTGCTGGATCATAAAGACCGGATCGAGCACTCAGGCGCTGTGGTATTTCAACAACAACGCCACGAACAACGTCGCGCAGAATGGCACGACTGCTGCGGTCAACGACGCTTCTCCGCTCACGCTGTCACTGACGGCTCAGAACGCGACAACCGCGACCGCCAACTCAATCCAGATTCAATCGGCGGTGGCGCACTACTTCCCGGCGCAATAACTAATGCTTGATACATCACAACCTGCGGCGCTATCGTAGCGCGCGAACCGACGCCGAGACTGCAATCCCGGCGCCGGCCAGGCCCACCCCCAGTGCATGAGAGGCACCGAGGATGACACAGCCAGGCACCCCCCGAGGTCCAACGCGGACCGCTTTGGCGCCCGTATCCCCATTATTTACATCCGTAGACGGTTTTCAAGGTGTAATATTCCTCACACCTTCTCACTCACGTGTACGATGAGCGCCCGGCCGGACGGGAGAGTGCTGCGTCTCGCATGTTTATGGCCGGTGGCTTTGATCCTGGCGTACCTAGTGATCGAGAGAAATTCGGGAAGCTCCTCGCCTACATGGCAGCCGAGTATGAACGTCGTCAGCGCCGCCAGACTTGGTTCAGCGGCCTCGGCTCCGGCGTGTCGGTCGGCCTCCTGGTTCTTCTGGCGTCCTCAGCCGGGCCAATCGTTATCCGGTGGCTCGTGGGGATGATGTCGCTTGGCAGATGAGGTGGCGCCTTGGGGTTGGAACCGGAAGGATGGCGTGATCGTGCTGGCCATGGTCGCCGGGCTCGGTAGCGGCTGGAAGATCATCGACGGGCACAGCGGGCGCGATGACCGGGAGATGGGCGAGCTGACGACACAGGTCGCGACGCTCCAGCGCAGCGTAGACGCGATCAACCGTAGTATCGAGGCGTATCAGTCGGACCGCATGAAGCTAGGCGTCAAGGGCGCTGAGCTAGACGCCATCGTTGGGAAGCTCGCCGATCTGCGGGGCACCATAGATGCCGTCGAGAAGCGGGCGCAGCAGGCCGATGCCGAAGCCAGGAACAACGAGCGACAGGCCAACGCAGAGCTAAAGCAAAGCGTCGCAGACCTGCGTGCAGAGGTAAGAGACGCGCTGCGGGCGCCTCTGGTAGGGCCGCGGCCGAGATGAGGGTGATTGCCCTGGCACTGGTCGTCGCCGGCTGTGCTGCCGCCCCAGCTCCGCCCGTGGCGATCATGCCACCAGATGCGCCGCCGTTCTGCCAGACGGCCGCTTCCCTGCCAAAGCCCCCACCGACTGACCGCAGCATTCTGCAACTTCTGGCATGGGCACGGACTGCGGCTCAGGTCGCGAATGCAGCCATCGCAGAGCGGGATCGCTGCGCGCTCGATTACCAGAGGCTACGGGCTGCCGTGCTGGCAGCGGAGGGACGGAAATGAGCGTTCAGGTTCCGACTGCTGCCGACTTCGACGCGCTGTCATCGCGTGTCGCTGCGCTCGAGGCAGCGCAGCCGAAGCCACCACCGACAACCGGGGAATCGCCCAGCGGAACGACGATCTCTGCCGGCAGCGGCGTTATTTACGATGCGCAGCTCGATCGCTGGACCGTCGATGCTAGTGCAGTGCTGTGTATCAATGGCTATCAGGACGGATTCACGCCGCCCGTCGTGACGGCGGTCTATTCCAATCATGCCCTTTACTTTATGAAGACATCGGGGGCTTGGTACACGTGGACCGGCACGGCCTGGCTGGCCTCATCCGATCCCACCGTAGTTGTGCCACCCCAGCCGGTGGGACCCGTTAGTGATCCGAGCGGAATAATGGCACATCGCGTGGTCGATGTGCTTAATGGTTTCGGCGCCAACTGCTTTCCGAACGGCCAGGATGGCGCGGGGTCCAATGCTGGTCCTAACGCACATGTGGCGGCTCTACGCGCGATCTGGGGTAGTTCGGGCATCGTTCCATTGCTTCGGATATACGCCGCGGCCGACCCTACCGCGCAGATCGCTTGGTGTCGAAATGTCCTGGCTGGATTTCCCAACGCACGCTTTACGGCCTGTGTCAGCGACTTCGCCAGCGCCGACGGGCTTGTACAGATCATCCAAGCCTCCAAGGCAGATGGGGGCTGGTTGAAGTGCGCTGAGGGTTATAATGAGCCGAATAACACCACCAGCTTTGGCTTTGGCCCGACTACCCCGGCACAATGCCTGTCAGCCCAGCAGAAAGTCTATGCCGCCGCGCAGGCTGCGGGGATTCCGACCATGTCGCCATCGGTGGCCGATATGACCGGCGATCCGAACTTTATCCAGAACTACTATGGCTCTGCGTCCACCCTACAGTCGATCATTGCCGCATCCGACCTGGCGAACATCCACAACTACCCAAACCGCGGCAGTCCCAACCATGAGTTACAGGCCAGGACCGAGGGGATCAGCAGGACCTATGGCGGGCTGCCTCCGGCGACCAGCGAGTTCCATCCGCTGCTCTACAACAACACGGCAGACGAGACGCTGGGCGCGCTCTATACCGCCTTCGCCAAGCTATCCGGCGCGCTCGACTGGCAGCAGCAAATTCTGACCTGGTTCTGCCTGTGGGACTACGCCAACACCTTCGCCAAGCCGGTGGGGCTGTTCCACGGCAATGATCCGACATTGATGCGGCCGTCCGCCACCTTGATGTCGAACCTGATCAAAATCTGTGGAGACAGCGGCGCTACTGCGGCCTCTTTTGTGCCGGGCCGGCTCGATATGACGGTGACCGGATTGCCGCTCGGATACAACAACTCGTCGGGCGGCAGTTTCGGCGTGATGCAGCGTTCCGATGGTGTGTTCCTCGTAGCGTTCTGGAACGAGCAGGATGCGGCCAGCGGCGCGACATCGCAGATCGGCGTGACCTTCAATGCCGGACCGAAGAGCAAGATCGTGCGCTATTCCTTTGGCAATCCTCTGGTCGCTACGCCGACGACGCAGGTTATCGCTCCGGGAAATGGCATCAGCTTTACCATGCGCCAGCCTGATCTACAGGTCATCGAGGTGCATCAGTGAGCGGAAGCGTATCGCAGGATAGCCTTTGGTCGCCTCAGGTGGTTATTGCCATGGTGGTGCTGGCGATCACCGCTGGGACAGTGGCCGGGGTGTTTGTGCTCGGGGACAGTGCAATGCGCAACACCATCGGCGGCCTCGTGGTCGGTACTGGGCTCGGCAGCGTCACGGGGTTTTTCTTCGGCTCCAGCAAGGGGAGCCAGGCCAAGGATGCGGCGTTAGTGGGTGCAATCCCTACCACCATCACTACCACCACTCCCGCCGCGACGACCACGACTACCGCACCAACCGATCCGGCGGCTGGCAGGTAATGGCGCACCTGGAGGGCAACCGTCTGGTCTTTCCCTACGGGGCTATCACCTTGTCCAGTCAAGGCGGCAAACGGTCAGCGTTCCGACTTGTCGAGACGCTGATCCGACACGCTGGCCATGTCGTGAAATACCAAGCCCTCGCCGCTGAGATGTGGCCTGATACACCGTATGACCTACGGGTGCGCCATGCTTTGCATGTCCACGTCGCGCGCATCAACGACGCGGCCCGCGATCTCGGTATGGCTGCGCTCATCACCGTAGCGTTCGATGTCGGATACGCCTGGTCTGCGACTGAGGAAGAGGAGACGTAGTTATGAGTTTATTATTAATAGTCCTAGTACTGGTTTTACTTCTCGGGGGTGGAGGACTATACGGCTATCGCTCTGGCTATTACGGCGGCGGTGGCATCGGGATCGTGGGCCTGATCCTCGTGGTCCTAGTGGTGCTTCTGCTGTTCGGTGGTGGCACTTATTGGCGGGGGCTATGAACATGAACCGCCTCATCACCCTTGCCATCCTCGTCGCTGCCTGCACCCAGCAGCAGGCCCAACAGGCGCAAAACGCCGTTACAATTGCGTGTGCCGTGGAAAGTCAGGCCGCCCCGATTGCAATCGTGATCGACGCCAAGCCCGAGGATCAGGCGAACATTGCCAAGGCTGATCTGGCTGCGAAGGCGGCCTGCGCGGCTATGAACGGGCTGGTGGTGACGGCGCCTTCCGGTAGCTGAGTGTCGTTTGACTCGTGCCAGTCGTCGGTCGTTTGATTTTCACCGTCCACCGCCAACCTCCATCGTGACCCATCGCGCTGGGCTGCATTGGCAGGCGATAGTGAAGCGTGTCCGTGACCAGCGAGACGTGATGCGCGTCTCAGGCGGGTATGGCTGCCCGCAGTAGTCGCACGTCCCTTCCCACGACTTGACGCACGATCCTAGCGTCGGCCACGAGATGGGTGTGGTCGTATCGGATTTACCGTCAGCCATCACGCCACCCCCTCCGGCTCGTGCGAGGCGTCGGCGTCGGCCTCTGCGGCATCGGGGAAGCGACCGTAAGCATCTGCCAGCATCTCCGAAAGGTCCTTGCGCACCCACCCTGGACCGCTGGCTATGGCTTCGGTGACGGACGGCCTGGCGGCAATGGCCTCGACCTCGGTGCGGCTATCAGCCGATCCCAGGGCGGTATAGACCTTGGTGTTGAACGCTTTCCACTTGGCGTCCTCATCCACCGCCGCGCGCATGGTCTGGGGGCGGGGAGTGGCGGCTGCTGCGGACCGGCGCACGCCTTCTCCATCGTCGTCGTCGTCGGCCAGCACGATGTTGAACACCATGCCTAGCAAGTAGCGGCGTAGGTAGGTCACAGCGGACCCGACCGCCTGGACAGGCGTCGTAGCCGAACGGCTCCCGGCGTCCACCGGGGCGTCGAGGTAGTTCTCCTCGAAGTAGCCGCTTGCATGCGCCACGGTGCAGGTAATGCGGATTTTGCCCTCGGCAGGGGAGGGGGCCGAACCGAACCGGACGCTAAATCCGTGTTCCGTGTAGATCGGGCGCATCTCCCGATCTAGGTCCTCCAGCTTGGCATACTTGTTCTTCAAGTGCGCGTTGGTGGCGCTGCGGATGACCGGAGGCATTGCCTTCTGCGCGTCCGCCATTGCCCGATTGAACGCCTTGCGCGCCTGATCGTGCTCCACCTCCCGCTGCATCCGCAGCAGTTCCCCGAACTTCTGCACATCGAAATCAGGGTCTCTTGCGGCTCGCTCTATGAACGAGACAAGGACACTGTTTGGGACGACGTTCGCGACTTCACTCATTGGTTCCTCCTAGCGGGAATGGACTCTGAGAACTGGCGTTCCGTTCGAAAGCTCCGCGCCCTCGACCGGCCCGGCTTTCAGCGCCCGTAGCAGCGATGGGCTGTCGATTGCTCGGCGCCAGTAGACATCGGGCACCAGCTTGGCATCGACGACATGGGCCTTCTTTGGCCCCTCAGCGACCGACAGGGTGGCCATGCTGCGCTCCAGCCGGGATATGCCCAGCGCCTCCAGCATCCGCTGTAGCGTCGCCCTAGCCCGGTCTGCGCGGGCATCCAGCCGGGCGATACGCTCGCGGGCGCGTTCTGCCAGCAGCTTGTCGGCAAGTGCCATTTCGGACAGGCGGTCGATGATCGCAAACACATCGGTCTCCCCCTCGATGGTGTCGAGCAGCAGCCGGTCGTCGCCGTCGCCGATCTCGGCGCGTAGCTTCATGGCTTCGGCCATCGCGTGCTCCAGGCGGAAAGGCGAAATGGTCTGGCTCATGCGGCCCTCCTGAGTGGCAGCGGCTCCTGGCGCTCGTCGCCGAGCAGATCACGCATCTCGTCGCGCATCTCGCAGAGTTCGGCGTAGAGGTGGTTCAAGCTGTCGGCCAATGCGCTGATCTGCGCGCAGTAGGCGTCAACGCGGGCGATGTTCTCGGGGCTCATGTCTTGACCTCGCAGGCCGCGAGAATGCCGCGGACCATTTCAATGCATCCATCGCGGACATCGACGCGCGTCCGCTTCCAGTTAGCGTTGTCGGCCTCGGTATTGCGCTCCGGGATAACCCCATGGACAGCGCGAAATGCCGCTGCCCTGGCGTAGAACTTCGCGCCGGCCAGTATCTCGCCATGCTTCATAGCAGGTCCTCCATCTCGATAGGCGCGACCTCGATCCATTCATCGCCAGAGCCATTGCAGGCGGTGCAGCGATGCATCCGAGCGGCCGGCTCATGGCCGTTCCAGTACATCTCCTCCCACTCGCCCCCGCCGCCGCAGTATTCGCAGGGGATGGGGCGCAGGTTCTCGGCGTTCATTCCTCGATTTCCTCCGCCATGTGCTCAGCGAAATGCCGCTGGCACATCGGGAAACATCCGCCCAGCGCGTCAACGGCGGCGTCGGTCGCCAGGTAGTTGCAGCCTCGGACGTGGCAATGCGCCTCGGAACTTCCGTCGCATTCAGGACATGGCGATAGGCGGTGATACGGGTCGAGGAAGGTCGCAACGCGCCCGGTTCCGTCGCAGCAGGGACAGGGCAATACGGTGATGGCCATGGCCTCAGTCCTTGTCCCTGGTGGGTTCGTAGGAGCGCAGGTCCGGCGCTCGGCTCGGTGGACGTGGTATCGGCACGGGATGCGACAGCACCCACGCGACGACGAGCAGCAGGCCGGCGAGGATGGCGGCGGTGGCGATCACAGCACGCCAACCCCAGCGCACACCGAGCACCGTCCGAAGTGGCCCATGCCGCTGCCCATGCACGCCGGACAGGTCTCGCCAGCCGCCGCATCTATTCCCGCGTCCGGGGCAATATCAGGCACCGGCTCGCGACTAACGGGAATTGCCGATAGGTCAGGACTATTGTCCTCTGTGGCACCCGTCAAAACGAAAGATCGTTGCGCGGCGTCCGCAACCTGCGGAATGTGCGCGATATTCTGCGCGTCGATACCGGGTTCCGTTCGGCATGTTACCGTACTGACGCTTGCGGGAGGTGTCGCCGTCGCGTCACAATCGGCCAGCGTGCCGAGCGTGCCGACAACAACCGCAGGGGAGCCGCCGCCGTGCCGCATACGATCGTCGCCGGGCTCGCCTCGCACATCGTGCCGCTGCTGGGATTGGTCGGATCGCTTAGGCTCATTCGGGACGGTTACGGGGAGAAAGTGGAGCATGACGCCCTCGGTGATGACGAGGGTAGTTCACCACATTGGCGAACGGCTGGCAATAGGAAACCAGCGTCAGGCCGAAACTTTTTTCACCAGTCCGGAGATTTAGGCCGCGCTGCGCCCGCGCTTCGGCTTGTTCGAGGAGCCGCCGCCAAGGGCAGACAAGAGGTCGATGCCCTTCGTGCGCCCCCAGTCAGCCCAGAATTTCTTCTCCTCCAGGGACATCCGCTCCCAGAGCTGCCAGACCATGAACTGCTCAGCCTTCTTCATGCTGGAAACCGGGTCTGGCGCCGCGTCCGCAAGGAGATCACCCGGCGAAACGCCCAAAGCCTTAGCGATTGGGCGGAGCCACTTCTCGGAAAGCCGCCGGTCGCTTAGCTCCAGCCGCGAGATTTGCTGCAAGCTGGTTCCGACCATTTCGGCCAGTTCCTCCAGCGTCATCCCACGCTCAAGACGTAATTGTCTGATGCGGTTGGCCATGCGGCCAGCATCACCAATGTGGGGATATTGACGCCAGCGCCAATCCGGTGAATTATTTTCACCAGCGCGTGACGATTGGCGCTTGACAGAGTTCACCATCATGGCGAACACTGCGGTATGCGCCTTCGCCAATACCTCGATGAGAACCAGATCGGCATCCCCACCTTCGCCGAGCAGATCGGCGTCTCCATCCAGGCGGTGCATCGGTACGCCAGAGGCGAGCGCATCCCCACCCGAGAGGTGATGGCGGCGATCAAGGCCGCAACCGGGGGCAAGGTCACTCCGAACGACTTCTACTGCTGCGAGGCAGCATGACGTGGGCCATCGCCATCGCCGCCTGGTGGGTGCTGAGCGTGCCAATCGCGTGCCTCGTGATGCGGCTGACCTGTGTCGCCGTGCAGAACGACCCGAGTGTGGCCGGGACAGTGGCCACAGACTGGACGTTTCCTCCATCTGCCAAACTCGCCCGGCGCTCACCGAGCAACCAACAAGCGCCGGGCATTTCTTTGGATAGGGAACGGCATCGTCTCATGGGCAGAACATAGGAGCGATCCATGAGCATCCGTAGGACAAAAGAGTGCCGTCCCGATCTTCTGGCATTAGCAGTCACTGACCTGCACACGTTGGTTGGTGAACTGCGCCGCATCGGCTTAGGGACACATACCGCACTAGGCGAAGTCGCGAGAAAGATGCGCCTGGCCGCGCGTCGCGTCCGGCATCTCTACTACCAAGACGAGCCGGTGCTGGTGTCCGCAGAACAGCAGTCGTGGATCGCCGCCGGCACCATCCGTGTGTTGATCCATCTAGGCGACGAGCACATGCGCGCTGCGGCGCGGTGCCACGCCAAGGCTGAGGAAATTCGTGACCGGCAAAGCCAGCTCGAACTGGCATTGGGAGACGCCAAATGCGCGCCTGGGTCTGGGACGTACGCGCTGCAGTGCGCCGCATGATGGGCACGCTGCACTACCAAATGGCCAGCTGTATCCAGCGGTGGAGGGACAGGCGATGAGAGCGCGGGCTGACCGAGGTCGCTGCCTGGTGTGCGGCGATGTGCTCTCACACCTCCAGACGGTGGTGTGCTCGCCGCACTGCCGCTCAATCCACAACTTCGGCGTCAAGGTGGTCCACACTCAGGGAATGAAAGACCGGCTGGCGGTCATGTGGCACGCCGGCGAGAAGGTGGCTGTGATTGCCATGGAGTTGGGCGTCTCGGTCAATGTCGTCGTCTCGCTGAGGCGGCGCATTCCCCTGCCGGCCCGCCCCTCGCCGATCAGGCTCAAAGGCTCCGGCAAGGTCAGGACGCGCACGCCGCAAGGGTTGCCGCAACGCCTGGCCCATGTCGCTCTGAGCGGCCGCACACTGCCTCCGATCGACGCCCCGGTGTTTGACTGGTCGCTGTGGTCCGCGCCGCCTAAGGCGCCTCCCAAGCCGATACAGCGGGCGCCCGAGCCCAAGCCGTCGCAGATGCCTCCCTCGCCGTATAAGACGTGCCAGTTCATCTTCAACGACGATCCCCACAATCCCCAGTTCTGCGGAAAGCTGACCAAGCCCGGCTCCTCGTACTGCCCGGAATGCTATGCCCGGTGTTACATCCGCACGCCGAAGATGAACGAGTGGAGCGCGGCGGCATGAAAGTGCTCCGGGCCGCTTGTATGCGGGGACACGCATATACTGAAGGCAGCTTCCGTTGGAAGGCTGACGGCGCGCGGTCTTGCAGCGAATGCGAGCGCATCCGGCGGGCGTTGAACCACGACCGGATCACAGAGATGCAGACGCGGCGCAGGAAGGTCGAGCAGGACCGCAAGCGACTTGCCGCCGCGGCGCTGGACGACTTCCGCCAGGCCCATCACCGGAGGGTGGCATGACCCGCGCCGCCGCCAGTGAGCAGCAGATACACGCGACCATCGCGGTGTACCTCAACCGCGCGCTGCCGGAAGGCTCGTGGCACTGCGCCATCGACAGCGCCGGCAAGGCGTCTCTCGCGGTCGCACAGCGGCTCAAGGCTCGTGGAGGCCAGAGGGGCACGCCGGATCACATGATCCTGGTGGAGCGCTTCCCGGCGATCTTTCTGGAGGTGAAGAACGCGACCGGACGCCTTTCCCGCGAACAGGAAGCCGTTGCTTTTTTCATCCGACGCAATCGGCATCTGTGGTTCATGGTCCGCTCAGTTGAGGAAGCGGAGGACGCTTTACGTGGTCTAGGCGTCCCTCTCCGCGCCTCGGTCTCCGGCATCCGTGCCAGCATCGCCGCACAGAACGAGGGCATCCGCCCCGTCCGCAAGCGCGCGGCAGGCGGGAAGCGGGTGGCACGGCCGACGCCAGCGCAGATACAGCGGGCACGCTTAGCCGGGATGCTGGTATGAGCCTCCCCCGCGCTACCAGCGAACGCTGCACTATTTGTGGTTCGATCTTCATCAGGAAGCACAAGAGCCAGTCTAAGACTGGTCACTATTGCTGCTCCGCTAAGTGCAAAGGAATGGCCGCAGCTTCTGCGCGCAAGCCAGAAACCCGCGATGATCTGATAGCCAGGGTTAAATCGCGCATCTTATTGGACGCAAATGGTTGTTGGCTTTGGACTGGGACCAAAAACCGGAAGGGCTATGGTCAGATTTCAGTAGGGAACTGGCCTAAGGCAGCCCATAGATTGTCCTACGAATTGTTTGTCGGGCCGCTCAATAACGAGCAGTGGCTTTGCCACAAGTGCGACGTTCCTGCCTGCGTAAATCCGGATCACCTATTCCTTGGTGACGTATTTGCGAACAAGGCTGACCAGATGGCGAAGTGGCGCCACCCTCACGGGGGAGATCATCACAGCGCCAAGCTTTCTGACAATCTGGTTGCGGACTTACGTTCAGGGCGTCTCTCAACCAGAGACGTAATGGAGATCACAGGGGCCGATAAGTCATCAGTATGGGCGGCAAAGACTGGTCGAACTTGGTCGCATCTCCCTGGAGGATCATCCAAATGAGCTTTCCAGTAGCAACTATGCGCAGCCTGGGCGGCGGGGCAGCTGAGGGGAGATTAACCGGCCATCCTGTCTCCACGATGATGGCTAGAACACAGCGTCTCACAGACACGGAAATGACCGTAGGTTTGTGGGACGGTCCGCACTTGATCGGCCAGGGCCTGCTCACGCTGCGGGATGGCGCCTGGCGCGGCCGCTGCACCGAGTACGCAGGCGAGTGGCACTGCGAGGCGCGCGCCGGATCGCCGACGCTGACGTTCAGCGAGCACGCGCCAGCGGAGACGGCGGCGTGATCCGCATCATCCAGGGCGACGCGCGCGAGATGCTGGCGACGCTGCCCGATGCGTCCGTGCAGTGTGTCGTGACCAGCCCGCCTTACTATAATTTGCGCGATTATGGCACGGCGCAGTGGGATGGGGGGGATGCAGAGTGCCAGCACAGAGGATCGCCGCTGGCTTCTGCTAACTCGACGCTGGCAGGCTACACGAGCGAAGGCGTCAAGGTTCGGACGCACACCATGCCAGTCGGGCAAGTGTGCCACTGCGGCGCCCGTCGCATTGACGCGCAGATCGGCCTGGAGGCAACGCCCGACGAATACATCGCGCAGATGGTCGCGGTGTTTCGGGAGGTGCGCCGGGTGTTGAGGCCGGATGGCACGCTGTTTCTGAATTTGGGTGATAGCTACGCATCCGGCACTAAGGGAAGCGGCGGCGCAACGCTGAAGCAGGCAACGAACGCCGGAAGCTTCTTTGAAGCAAGACAGTTCGGGATGGGCGACGCCAAGCCCAAGGACCTTCTGATGATGCCCGCCCGCGTGGCGATAGCGCTTCAGGCGGATGGGTGGTTCATCCGGTCGCAGATGCCGTGGATCAAGCGGTCGTGCATGCCGGAGAGCACGACCGACAGGCCAACAAGTGCGATCGAGTATGTCTACCTGCTTACCAAATCCCCGCGCTACTTCTGGGACGCGCAGGCGGTGGCTCGTGAAGGCGCTATCCCTGCCGGCACCCTAGCCGCTAAGGGCAGCGCCGAACGCGCGAAGCACGCCAACGGTAGGCCGCCCGAGTATGCGGTCTATTCCGGCACCCGCAACTTCCGAAACAGCGACTTGTTCTTCGACAGCCTGGAGCCGCCCTACGGCATGATCCTGTCGGACGGCGAGCCGCTGGCGCTGGACGTGAACCCAGCCGCTTTCAACGAAAGTCACTTCGCGACATTCCCGCCGCGTCTAGTGGAGCCACTGATCCGCGCAGGCACGTCCGAGCGCGGCTGCTGCGCGGCGTGCGGGGCGCCTTGGCAACGTATGCAGGCTCGAACAGCGCCGGACGGTCGTAGCGTTATAGTGCCGGCTGGGCAGCGTCATGCCGTGGGCGACGACGGCGAGCCTATGATGCCAGACAATCGCATTGATGCCGGCGTGCGTGGCTCGTTCTATGCCGCTAACGGCGTATTGGAGCGCACCACCACCGGCTGGGCGCCGACCTGCCAGTGCGACGCCGCCGTGGTTCCTTGCACCGTCCTAGACCCGTTTGCCGGGGCCTTCACCACTGCCCTGGTCGCAGATCGCCTCCAGCGCCACGCCATCGGGATCGAGCTTTCCCCCGAATACTGCGCCATGGCCCGCCGACGCATCGAGGCAGACGCCGGAATGTTCGCCGAGGTGGAGGCCGCATGACCCGGCACAATTCCACCAGGCGCGATAACCGCGATGATCGCGCCTTACTGCCCCAAACCGTGGCCTTTGAGACGCAGAGGCGTAACGCCAAACAGCGCGGCATCCCTTTCCTGATGACGTTCGAGGAATGGTGGGACTGGTGGCAGGTTGACGACCGCTGGGCGCGCCGTGGCAGGAGAAAGGGCTGCCTGGTTATGGCCAGGTTCGGGGATGTCGGTCCCTATGCTATCGGCAATATCTATTGCTCTGAATGCATTGATAACTTGCGCCTAGGATATCGGATTGGAGGCGGGGGCGCCAAGGCAGCAGCAGCTCGTCGCCTGACCGACGACTTTGCTCACCTCAGAGATCGACCGAACCACCCCAAGCGCCGGCCTGTCGTCAGCCCGGCAGGCGCTTTCCCAAGCATCGCGCTGGCAGCAAAGGCCAATAGGCTGACGGCGCACTACGCCCAGAAGCTAGCGTCTCAGGCCATCAAGGGATGGTCCTACGCTGAGGTGGCCCCATGACAGGCCCCTCCAGCGCCTTGCGTGGCCGCCCGGACGGCGCCTGGACGCCGAGCTCGCCCGCCACCCGCCGCCAGAGCGCCGCACGCAGCCACCGGGGCATCGACGCCACCAGCGGCGCCAGGCGCACCACGTCCATCGCGTTGGTTGGCGCGTCAGCCCTGTCAGCCGCGTTGTTTGGCGCGAAGTACGCCACCACGATCCGCGTCAGCAGCTCGCCCACCGAGCAGCGGGCCGCGTGCGCCTCGTCGATCAGCCGCTCGCGCAGCGCCTTGGGGAATGACCTGATCTGCCACGGCTCGGCCGGGCCCAGGTTCTCGTCCATGCGTTTGACCCGTTGGTTGACGCGATGGACGCCAGCCTACGCAACGGATTCGGCGCAAGGGAGGGCGGCAGAGCCCTTCACGACTCAGTGGATAACTGGCACAAACGAGAAACGCCCCGGCGGTCAAGGCCGAGGCGTATCTGGTTGTGGTGTAACTGGCCAAGGCCAGCGAGATAGGGACCCTACACCCCTTAAATCGCACGCCCCTTGGCCCAGGTCAAGGAGAGCTGTGCCTATGTCATCCCCCACGATCGCCGCCATCCAGGCGGCCGTCTGCGCGCATTTCGGCGTCGGTATCGCCGATCTGCTGTCTGACTGCCGGGGCGCACGCCTGGTGCTCCCCCGCCACGTCGCCATCTGGCTTAGCCGCCGGCTCACACGCAAATCCTACGCTGTCATCGGACGGGCATTTGCCGGCCGTGACCACACGACAATTCAGCACGCGATCAGGCGCATCGACGCCATCGCGGCTAGGGGAAACGGGGATATCTGGAAATTGCTGGCAGAATTACAGGCTACCTCTGCGAGCGTCTGGCCGCAGATCGAGTTGGCGCATGGGTGGATAGCCTTTGCCCAGAGCCGGAGGGCGGCAGCATGAGCAACGGCAACGGACACTCATGGTCGAAGTTCTTCTGGCGGGACTGGTCGGCTGAGATTTCGCTCCGCACCTGTTCCTTAGCCGCTCGCGGCTATTGGATGGAGATGCTGTGCGTAATGCACGAGGGAGTTCCCATCGGGCATCTCACGTTCAACGAGCGGCCGGTGACGCCCCGACAGATGGCCGCATGGGCAGGGTGCACCGAGCGCGAGGCCAAGAAGTATGAGGCGGAACTAGATGCCGCTGGCGTTTTCAGCCGGACAGAGGCTGGGGTGATCTACTGCCGGCGCATGGTCAAGGAAGCCAATGCGTCCGCCGCTGGCGCATCCGAAGTGCGCAAGAAGTGGGGCGAGGGCGAGCTGTCAGGCACGACGCGCGCTCGCCGGCTCACCGAGGCGCGCAAGAAAGGAACCCACACCCCTGAGCAGTGGCATGCGATGGTCGATGTGCTCGGAGACCGCTGTCTGCGGTGCGAACAGGTTGCAGGCGATAACGGACACGGACTGGTCAAGGACCACATCGTTCCGATCTACCAAGGTGGCAGCGATGGCATCGAGAACATCCAGCCAATGTGCCGGAGCTGCAACGCAGCGAAGGGGCCTGAGACCACCGACTACAGACCACCAGACTGGCAAAAACGCCTAGGTGAACGCCTGGGGGAATGCCTAGGCGCTGACCAAAAAACGCCTAGGTCAGCGCCTAGGGTGACGCCTACTAAGAATCTAGAAGCAGAAGCAGAACTAGAAGCAGAGGAAGATTCCAAGAAAGATTTAAACTTTCTTGAGGTAGTAGGTTACTCCGCGCGCGAGGCCGCTTCGGAAGCGCCTGAGCGTGAACCAACTCCCGCCGAAGTCGAGGCAAAGCGCCGCAAGGCACTCCGGGAAATGGGCGAAGCGAGGCCCTTGGCGGAAGGGATGGCCAAGCGTTTCGAGAACAACTACCCGCCCCGTGCCCCGAAGCGCACTGTCAACGAGCAGCGCGAAGCGGTGGTGCCGCCGGCGGCCCTGAGGCCTAAGCCGAGCTACTTCACCCGTGAGCAGATCAACGCTGCACTGCGGAAAACGGCGTGAACTACATCCCGCCAGAGCCGCCGCCGCGGCGCCGCAGCCTCGATCCTGAGCAGGACATGCGCGACCTGGCAGAGGTCCGCGAGCACGCCGAGGCTTCCTGGCGTGGCGTCAACGAACTGCAAATCCGGCGCAAAATTCGTGACCTCGAGGGGCACCCATTCCGCCCGATCCTAGGCCGGATGCTGGCCACTGCCATGCGCCGGCACGCCCCTTCGATGCTCTCCCAGCTCCCGCCCGAGTTCCTGGAGGCCACCCCATGATCGGCCTGCTGATCCAACTGCTGATCCTGCTGCTCGTGTTCGGCGTGATCTGGTACATCGTCCAACTCCTCCCCCTCCCGCCGCCGTTCCCCCTGATCGTACAACTGGTCCTGCTGCTGATCCTGGTTCTCGTGCTCGTGAGCTACCTCCTCCCCCTCGCCGGCCATCCGGTCTGGGGGCTGCGATGACCGAAGCCGAGCGCCTTCTCCTCCTCCTCGTCGCCGATGCTCTGCTGGCTACGTTCGACCTGCCGGACGCACTCAGGCAGCCGATCATCGACGCACGCCACGCCATCGACGCCGAGGCCCACGCCGCCCCTCACAGCGCGCTACAGGCCGGTCAGGGCGCTCCCAGGTCATCAGGTAGTGGGGAGACGCTGGACGCCGCCAGCGATGCCCACAGCCCCGGCACGGGCATTGCCCCGCTCCCCACAAGCCCAGCCGGGGTCTCAGAACTCGAATGGTGGAACGACAACGGCGTGCTACGCCCCGGCACGGGAAGGGTGCTATGACCAATCCAATCGACATCCTGGCCATCGCGCAGGAACGGCAAGTGCTGCTCGACGCTCTGCGACGCATCGCCGAGAACCAGAACGGGTGGACATCCGTCGAGGTAATGCGCCGCTTCGCACAGGAAGCCCTGGAGGCCACCGGGAATGCTTGACACCCAACCACACACCCGGTTAGAAACCACACACCAAGGGACGTGGCGCCAGCCTCGATCGGCGCCCGAGCCCAGCGGTAGCGTCACATGGCACGTCTGCCAGACGCACCCACAGGCAGAGCACTGGGCCGCAGAAAACCTCCGACGCCAAGGCTACACCCATTACCTCCCCCTCATCCGCATCCGACGCCGTGATCCCGTCCTCCGCACCCTCACGCGCCAGGTCGATGTCCCATTGTTCCAGGGATATATCTTTGTCGCTCTCGGTTCTCGCGATCCATGGACGCCCGTCACGAACACGCGCGGCGTCGCTCGTCTCCTCATGGACCAGGGCAGGCCAGCCACCCTACGAGCAGGCATTATTGAGGCGCTACAAGCAGGAGAGAATGCGCGCCGCGATCTCGCTATACCAGGAAGCAACTGGCAACCTGGAGCGCCTTGCAAACTTGCGGGCGGTGCCTTTGCCGACCACGACGCAGTGGTGACCAAGCTCCTCGCCCGCGGCGTCCGCGTCGCTGTCCTATGCTTCGGCGCAATGCAGGAGATCACCGTTCCGCAGCACTGGCTCGAGGCGCGATGATGGCCGCCCGCCTGAACCCGCGTCAGGACGAAAGAGCGCGTTCCGCCATTCAGACTACACAGCTCTGTAAGCGGTTGAATGCCTTTGCCATGGGCGAAACCGATCCTTGCTCCCCGAATGGCAAAAAACTGGAGATGTCGGACGGCCAAATACGCGCCGCGCTTGGCCTGCTCCGCAAGACTATCCCAGACCTAGCCGTAACGACCCACACCGGCCCTGACGGCGAGGGTATCCCCGTGATTCAGGTGCTATTTGGCACGCAGGCCGCGCAATCCGACAGTTGAAGCGCGCTTCCCGCCGAAGCTGCAATGCCTATTCCGCCCGTCGCGATACAAGATCATCCACGGCGGACGAGGCGGCGGCAAAAGCTGGAGTGTTGCCCGAGCGCTGCTGATCCTAGGCACTCAGAGCCAAATACGTGTGCTCTGCGCTCGCGAGTTCCAAGCCAGCATCAGCGATAGTGTGCATCGCTTGCTATCCGACCAGATCGCGGCACTGCATCTGACAGACTTCTACACGGTCGAGAAGGCTACGATATACGGCCTAAATGGCACTGAGTTTCGCTTCGGCGGCGTCAGCAACAACGTGCAAGCCATCAAGTCATTTGAAGGCATCACGCACTGCTGGTGCGAGGAAGCAGAGAACATCCGTAAGCGTTCCTGGGAGACGCTGATACCAACGGTGCGGCGCGACGGATCGGAAATCTGGATCACCTTTAATCCGCAGCTTGAAACCGATGAAACCTACAAGCGGTTTATCGCCAGCCCACCGCCCAACGCGATCGTCGTCAAGCTGAACTGGTCCGATAATCCATGGTTCCCCGATGTGCTCCGTGAGGAAATGGAGACGCTGAAGGAACGCGACGAGGACGCCTGGCTGAACATCTGGGAAGGCCATCCGCGCCAGAACCTAGACGGCGCAATCTATGCCGCAGAACTACGCGCAGCCGTCGATCGCATCACCAAAGTTCCATATGATACGACCAAGCCGGTGCATACGTTCTGGGATCTTGGTTGGGCCGACAACACCTCGATCTGGTTCGCTCAGGTCATTGGCTTCGAATACCACATCATCGACCACCTATCAGGATCACAGAAGCCCCTAAATGCCTATCTCTCCGACCTTCAGGCCCGGGGCTACATCTATGGCGTCGATTGGTTACCGCATGACGCCAAGGCCAAGCAACTGGGCTCCGGTCGGAGCATCGAGGAGCTGATGCGTGCCGCAGGCCGCACTGTTCGCATCGTGCCGCAGCTCAGTGTTGAGGACGGTATCAACGCTGCTCGCACGGTATTCCCCAACTGCTACTTTGATGCTGAGAAGTGCGCCGATGGCCTGCAATCGTTACGGCACTATCGCTACGAAGTAGATGAGAGGTCGGAGACGTTGAAGCGCGTTCCGCTGCACGACTTCGCCTCACACGACGCCGATGCGTTTCGGTATCTCGCCGTTGCATTGCAGGCCCCGAAGACGAAGCAGCCTCTTGTGCCTACGCGCCCGGTGTTCCACACCGAAGGCCGCAGCAGTGCCACCTGGATGGGCGCGTGAGAACCAACATGTTCCTCACGCCGGTCATGATTGCGCGACAGGCGTTGGTGCTGATCGCGTCGGAGGACGTGTTGCCGATCACGCGCGCTGAGGCGGCTGTGATGATCGATATGCATGACCTAGCACTGCCGTTGAACGACTTTGCGTCGCGGTATTTAAAGCCTGTTGTTGTGGCTCTGGGGTATGGCGTCCGATTGGACGCCCGCGGACGGCGCATCGAGACCGAGACCTGTGAGGAGACATACAGAGGGCAGCGGCTGCGTGTTTCCTTCGCGCCGGACGAGCCTGGCGACATGCAGGAAATGGTCTTCCGTCTGAGTGCTGCCTGATGGCCCGACGCCCGCAAGCCGGAGATGCCGAGATCATCCGCGAGGCGAAAGCCAGATTCGAGCGTTGCGTCGCCTGGGAAAGCACAGCACGCGCCAACGCACTCGCCGATGCGAAGTTCGCAAACGGCGACAGCGTCAACAAATGGCAGTGGGATACCGACGTTCAGAAGAAGCGCGGCGCGCGCCCCATGCTGACGATGAACAAAACCAGGCAGCACATCCTGCAGATCGTCAACGACGCACGCCAGCATAAAGCGCAGATCAAGGTGACGCCGGTCGGCGGCCATGCGAGCTACGAGGCCGCACAGGTGTTCTCCGGCATCGTTCGGCGCATCGAATATCAGTCAAAAGCCGTCGATGCCTACTCCACGGCGATCTACCACCAGGTCGAGACTGGCATAGGCTACGTGCGCGTGGTGACAGACTACGCCGACGAGGAGACCTTCGACCTCGACATCTACATCCACCGCATTGCTGACCAAAACACGGTCTACATGGACCCGGACGCGAAGCAGTACGACAAGTCTGACTCGAACTTCACGTTCGTGTTTGTCGATAAGCCGCGTGATATGTCGCAATACAAAGACTTAGTCCCGACATCGGCCGCGCTCGATCACTCGGACGGCTGGAACGACAAAGATCACATCCGCGAAGCCGAGTATTTCCGTCGCACGAACAACAACGACAAGCTCTACCGACTGCCGGATGGCTCCTCGCGCCTTGAGAGCGACATGGAGGACGATGAGCGGGATAGCATGAAGGAGGCTATCGAGGCGCAGGGCGATCTGGACGACGAGGACCCGCAGAAGATCAGGGTGCGCGCGGTTTCAACCCCGGTAATCGAGTGGTTCAAGATCGTCGGCGACCGCATCGTTGACCGCGAGCCTTGGCCCGGCCGCTATATCCCGATTGTGCCGTTTATCGGCGAGGAAGTGGTGATCGACGGCCAGATGGACCGGCGCGGGCACACTCGCTGCCTGCTCGATGCGCAGCGGATGTATAACTACTGGAGTTCGGCTGCGACTGAACAAGTCGCGTTGCAGACTAAGACGCCGTTCATTGGTTCGGCTAGGGCGTTTGAGGGGTATGAGAAGTACTGGAACAACGCAAACACTGACAACATGCCCTGGTTGCCGTTTAACGATGTGGACGATGCTAATCAGAAGCCTATCGAACGTCCTCAGCGTGAACAGCCTCCCGTCATGGCCGAGGCGTACGTCAAGGGAATGGAGATCGCCCGCGAGGACATGATGATGGTGTCGGGCCAGTATCAGGCCCTCGTCGGTGCGCCATCCAACGAAATCTCCGGCACGGCCATTCAGCAGCGTCAGCGCCAGGGTGAAAACAGCACCTACCACTACATCGACAACCAGGCGAAGGGCATCAGGCAGATCGGCCGCATCGTGCTCGACCTAATCCCGAAGATTTACGACACGGCGCGTGTGATCAAGATCATGGCGGAGGACGGCAGCGAGAGCGACGTGCATCTGGTGCCGAATGCACCGACCTCACATCAGCAGATTGCCATGACGCCGAACGGTCCGCAGCCGGTTACGCCGCAGCAGGCCGATGCTGTGACTGCCGATCCCAACGCGCCGAACCCGAAGGTGATCTTCAACCCCAACGTGGGGCGCTACGACGTGGAGGCGGATGTCGGGCCGTCGTTCGGCACGCAGCGCGAGGAGGCGGCGAACGCATTCGCCCAGATCATGGCGCAGAACCCGGCGGCGTTTCAGGTGGTCGGCGACTTCTGGGCGCAGAACTCCGACTTCCCCGGCGCGGACGAGCTGGCGGAACGGCTGCGTCGTGGCCTGCCACCGCAATACAAGGCGGATACGCCTGATCCTGAGGTCATCAAGCTGCAGCAGGCGCTACAGCAGACGACAGTCCATGCAAACCAGACGCTGCAACAGGCTGATGCGGAGATTGCACGCCTCAAGGCAGAATGCACGCGGATGCAGGAGCAGTTGAAGGATAAGAGCGACGAAATCGAGATTAAGGACTACGACGCCGAGACGCGCCGCCTGGCGGCAGTGGGTAATATCGACCCGGCATCGCTGCAGGTGATCGTGCGTCAGATGGTCTCGGACATGCTGCAAACCGAGATCGCGCCGCACTTGCAGGCGCACGCGGCGCTGAATGCGTCGCTGCAGCCGCCTGAACCCCAACCGGAGACCGTGCAGTGATGACCGACACCGACATAAGTGAGGTTTGGGAGGCGCTGAACCGCCTATCGGCGCGGCTCGATGCGCTGGAGGCTGCCAAGGCCATGCAGCAGGGCGCCGTTAGCAACGTGGGTTACAGCGATGTCTCGGTGGTTTTTGCTGCGCCGCCCAACGCGCCAGGGTTGGACACGCACGATAGCGGCCGCGTGAAGTATGGCGCGGGAATGATCACGTACTGAACAGGGAGTAACACCATGCCTGCATCCCCCTCTGCCATTCGTGACGTGGTCGGCAGCCAGCCCACCGTAGCGCAGTCCATCGCTGCCTTCCTGCGTGGCGTCACCGCGGCGATCTATGCCGGTGAGGTGTCGGCGGTCGCGCTCGCGGACGACATCAGCGCGCAGGGTCCTGCGTGGGCGGCGTCGTTCACCCAGAACACGCCACATGCGGCCGATGTGGTGGCGCTGGAGATGGACACGACGAAGCTGCCAAGCGGCATGAACGAGGCTTTCCCGCCACTGTCCACGCGGGCGCAGCAGCTCGAGGAGATGGAGGCGTTGAAGAAGGCCGCGGCCGAGCGTGAGGCTGCGGATAAGAAGGCGGCCGACGACAAGGCAGCGGCGGATAAGAAGGCGGCAGAGCAGGCGGCCAAGGCCGCCGCTGCGCAACGTGAGGCGCAGTATCAGGCGGCCCAGAACCAGCCCCAGCGGGAGGCGTGATGCAGGGTGAGAACGAGGTGGCGATCTATGGCAATTCTGTGCTCGCGGTAGACTTACAGCGCATCGCGGCGCTGGAGGCGCGCGTATCTCTCCTGCTCAAGCACGCCGAGGATTTGATGCTGTATGTCGCTAAGGAGCAGGCGCTGCGGGCCGAGCTGTTCGGTCCCCAGGTGCCGACGCAGTCCGATGCGGCATTCCCCAAGCGGGCGTTGAAGTGGAGCGTCTAATGACGCGGATGTGGGTGGCTGACGATCTGCCGTTCTACGAGTGGGAGAGTGAGCCGGTGCAG